TTTGTTAATTGATTAAGTGTGATTTTATCTTTCATAGATAATTGTTCAGCACCTTCAATTGAATAACCATTACCAACTGTAAGCAATTTCTTCAAATTCAAAATAGCATTATGTAGTGGTGACTTTGTTACAAATTGATTTAATTCTTGTGGGTAAAGTCCATTGCTACCAAATTGATAACCACGAGGACCTTTCATAAGGTCTTGGTAAGCCATTGTATTGTAATCAATATTCAAATTAAATGTATTTAGCGTTGGATTGCTTCTCTTTTCAATATTAATTGGTGTTGCTAAAGTTTCTATTTTCTTTTTAGATGAAAATCTATCAAATATTCCCATTATAGTTTGTTTTGTTTTGTTTTATTTTTATCGATAAATTGAAGGTACATTAGAATTGGTACCGTTGACTATAACCTTACCAGTTTGAACTATACGTCCAGTAGTAGCTGATACACTCAATGTAGCAGCACTAGCTTCATAAATGTTATATGTATACATACCTGTAAGTAGAGTTACTTGACCAGATACTGGAATAGCAACATCATTTTCAATTACCTCAAAACTTTTCAATCTTCACTTGAATGTGGATAAATCAGGTTATGTAAAAAAAATCTGGTTATTATTCAAATCATTATTAAATTCGAATAAATAATTCGGATTAAGTAAACTTGAATTTGTTGTCAATTCAAGAATAACTGTGTTGGTTTGTCCTCTGTCAATTACTATCATATTTATAATTATTTCGTTGAATGTGATGTTCTGATTATCCTAAATAAAAAGGGCCCAATTAAGGGCCCAATTTACACTAGGAAAAAATCATAATTAGATACAAGCAACCAATAAAGCTGGGATAATTGATGGGTCAACTTCTGGCATCATATCTGGTTCTTCAGATGTAATTGTCAAAGAGTATTTAGAACCATCAGCCTTAGCCAAACCAGAACCTTCACCGACACCAGTAAGGTTAGCATAGTTAGTTAAACCTTGCAACCAGTAAAGACCATTAGCGTCTTTAACGATAACAACAAGATTACGTTGACCAGCCCCAAGCAATTGGATAGCATTACGTTTATCAACATCACGTCTAGCAATATTAAGAGTTGTCTCAACAGTGTAGAATGTACTACCGTTAGTCAAATCAATATTACCAGTTTCGATGTATTGTGCCGAATTTTTATTGAAATTAAATTCATAAAAAACTGGAACTGTTGAACCAGAAGTTGTACCGCTAGTTTCAATATTTGTTACTGTACCATTTGTTACAGTGATACCAGTGATTGTCTCTTCTTCAGCAACATAGAATTTAAGCAAACCACCTGCGTTATTGTCGCATCCTTTAGGAATACAAGCAAGAATATTACAAGCCATATTATTTTATATTTATTTTTTTGTTTTGTTATTTTTTATTATTTAAAAATAAAGGCCAGCTGATTGACAGCCAGCCTTTAAATTTAAGTTAAATGTTAATCATTTGATTATGCGTGTAGCCACACGATTTCGCTAGGGTTAACGATTTGGTAACCAACAGCCAAAAGAACAACAGTTAAGATGTTAGGGATACCTACAGTCTTAAGTTGGTCGATTGCTTCGATTGAACCTTCTTCACTACCATCAAACGCATAGATAAGGTTTTCTGGACGAGTAAATACGATGTTACCATCAGTCATACCTGGAGCTTCAACCATACGGTAACCAGCAAATGATAATGGCATTTCACCTGTAATGAAAGCTGAAGTGTTACCCAAAGCAGCAGCGATACGGTAAGCAGTAGCAACAGTAGATGATACGTAGAATACAGCACCAGCTTCTTTAGCTTTAACAGCAGCAGGAGCAGCGTTGATTACAGCAGAAAGTAAAGAGATAACGTTAGAAGTTGTAACAGCAGTCAATGTAACATCAACTACGTTAGCATCAGCCAACATTTTCTTTTCAAGACCATCACAAAGTGTCTTGTATGCGAAAGAACCAGTGAATGATGCACCTGTACCAGCAGTGTCACCTTGCCATCTGATTACAGCCAATTCTTGACCGATTTCTTTTTGCAATTCACCCCAGTAGAAATTCATATAACTTTGAACATCGTAATTTGTTTCACCAGCTCTCATTTGATTAACCAAGAAAGAAGATTCAAGGTCAGTCTTACAAACAGATACGTTTGCTTTCAATGAGCATACGTTAACAGTTGTAGCAGAAAGGTTAGATGCAGTAGCTGCAAAAGTACAATCAAGAGCTTGAAGAACTGAAGGGAAAGTAGTTGTAGATACTTTAGTTGAGTTTTTCACACCTGGAAGGACACGGAAGAAATTCAAATCTTCACCAGAAAGGTAAACCTTTGAGTAAAATTCTTCAGGATTTGGACACAAAAGCGCATTAGAGGCAATTGTTAAAGAAAAATCTAATTTTTTCATATTTGTTTTTATTTGTTTTTTATTTGTGTGTTATAATGTTAATTATTTCACTTATTTTTTTGTTCAATTTATTATTTGAATCTTTTGAAAGCTGCGAAGTTATCAGCCATAGTAGCTGGTTTTTTCTTCATTTCAACTTCAACTTCTGGTTTAGCTGATTCGATTGATGATTTAAGCTCAGCAATAATTGCAAGCAATTCATCAATTTTAGAATCTACATAACCTTTGATGTCTTCTGGTGCGTCAACAACAACAACATCTTCAGCCATTTCTTCTTCCTTAACTTCTTCAACTTTTTCTTCTTCCTTAACTTCTTCAGCCATTTCAGATTTAGGTTTGATTTCAGTAATTTTTCCGTCAACAGTAACTACAATAGTACCATCAGATAGTTCGTGTTCAGCATCGAATACAGGAACAGATTCACCGTTTTCATCCATTACTTTTACTTCAGCACCAACTTCAAGACTTGATACATAAATTGGTGTACCATCAGCAAGTCTAGCCATTTCGAATTTTAATTTCATTTTGTTTTCGTTTTTATTTGTTTCTTTGTTATATTTATTTTCTTTCCACTTGCTGTAGCAAATTGCCGCAGCTTGGTCTTGTGGATAACCACTATTTATTTCTTCACCAATACATCTTGAAATAAACTCATCTTCAGTTTCACCAGCATTAGGTTCAACTACATAAACTTGTAAATCTTCAAATTTTTCTCTGTCGATTTGTTCCAATTTTCTTTGGGCCCATTCAACACCAGCATCACCACCCCAAGCTAACCACATTAGTCTACCGCAACCATCACCCAACTCTCTAGTTGAATTTTGTCTTTGTCTTTCGAATGCAGCCATTCTAGCAATTGTATCACGAGAGATATTCTCACGATTAGCAAGTTGATTAGCTCTAGCTTTACCTACTGGTGTACCACAATCACCCCATCCATTTTCTTCAGCATATCTCAACGCAATCTTTGCATTTTCAGTAGCTTCTTGTGGATAGTCATTATATGTTTCGAATTCTTGTTTTGCAAATTTAGATAGAGATAATCCAAGAAAACCTTCAATGCTGTAACCTACTCTATCTTTGGCCATTATTTCATTCTTGAAAAACTCTTTGTCAGTGAATTGAGATACAACGAACCAAGAACCTTCTGGAACTTTGATACCGTATTTTGTGAATGATGGGTCTGATTGATAAGGACCAGTAATCCAACTATCCAAGATATAACTTGGAGCTTCAACTTCGCTATTGTGTTCAATATTGAATTGAGCTTGAGCTTTCTTAGCCATAAAATCAGAACGTAATTTTTCAATTACTTCTCTAGAGAATACTACTTCATAAGAACCCATTTCTGGGTCTTCACGATAAATTGGCATATCAGGAATCATTGCGGGAGCTGCTAATCTATATTTCAGCTCATCAGCAAATACCATTGTTTTATTTAAATTAAAAGCCATACCTTTAACCAAGATAGCTGGTGTTGAAGTATAAGCGATTTGAGTCATTCCCAATTCTTCACCTTCTTCACTGTCTTCTGGATTTACTGATATTTGATATCTAGGTAGTTTTTCGTTTGCCATATAAATAATTATTTTTTCAATCATTATGTTCAATCTAAACCTAATTCTTTTTTACAAGATAAAGTATTTAGAGCTTGAATAAGATTTATCTTTGTAACTGCTTCAACCTTTGTAATATCATTATTGGCCAAACGTAACAAGAATATATCCCATCCCCATTTTTTAATTGCTTGTTGTTTTCTTTCTTCTTTTATTCTTTCAGACCTTGCAATAATTGATTCACCTTGAATCGGGCCATCATCATCTTCTTCATCTTGAGAAACACCATCAAATAAACCTTCATAAGTTTCAAATAAATTGGTTCTCCAATTGATATAGTTTTGTAGAACGCCATAAACTTGATTTATACTAACTGAATTAAAATAATGTGCCCTATGAAAAATATAATTTCCATAAGGCTCAATTACATTTGGAAACCAATCTTTATCTTGTGCTTCAATCTCTATACGATATAGAATAGCTAGAATGGTTGATAGGTTTAAATAATAATCGTTTGAAAAGAAATGTTCCAAGTCAATAAATTCACCAACAGTCAAAGCATTAAAATTATCAATCAAATTTAACTTTTGATTGTTAACCAATAACATTGGAGCTGGTTTTTTATTTGGTGTTGTTTTTAAAAAAGACAAATTAGAAATGCAATTATTATATTCATTATAATCCATCTCTTCAATATCCTCTTTGCTTAAATCACCTAATATTGACAAGAGTTCAATATAGTATTCATCATCGTTATTAAAATCTTCTGGTGTAATCTTTGTCAGTTCAATAAAGCTTTTAACATTTATTTCCGACCAAGATTTTGGTACATAAAATTCCATTACTTTTCTTTTATCAATGATTTGCTTAATGCTGTTAAATAAGGTCCAGCTATTTCCATCTTGATATCACCAATTTTATTTTTTCTTTCTTCTATTGCTTTTGGCGATAAATCGTTGATGATGTTTCCTTCGGTATCAATATTTTTAAATAAAATAGCAATCATTTCTTGCAAGAAAGTATAAGGGTTTTTTGCAATTAGCTCACGCAATAAAACAACTTCTTTTACATTGAAATTATATT